CGGGTGTTAGATATGTCTGGGATGGGTTCCGCCGCACGCGGCGTCTATGTTTCCGAAGGTAGTTGGGCTTAAAAAGGAATATTCGATATGATGAATAAAATGAGGGGTCAAATGGGGCCAACTGAAGAAGAAATTATAAAGTATTTGTTGAGACAACAAAAGGTCCGGGGGCCTTTAGGTGACGTAATAGACCCCGAAGGCATAGGTTCCCCTGAAGTCCCTTTAGACCAACTTCCTGAAGACATTACACTGCCTCCAGAGCCGAATGAAGACATCACACAATCTCAAACAATTAACGAACTGTCAGGTACGGTCCCCCCAGACATAAGTAACATGTCCGACAGTCCAATTAGAAATACTTCAACCCACGAAATGAAAAATCCAGATGGGACAGTAACTCTTATGCCCGGTCCTAGTCATGAAGAATACCTTAACCAAGAAGGGTTAGAATCTGTTGGCGCTGACATACCAAGTGAGTATGAACTTAGTCGATCCAAGATTCCTATGACGGCAAAAGAGCTTAAAGACAGGAAAGACATGATGGAAGCCTTTGGCTACCCTTCGAGGAGCCGATACTAACATGCTCCAACCTCTCACAGACAACTCCAGGAAGTCCAAGGTTTCGCAGAGCGCGAGTATTCCTGCGCCTGTGAAAGGTTGGAACGCACGCGACTCATTGGCGAACATGGCCGAGGATTTCGCTGTTGAGCTTGAGAATGTATTCCCCAACCTGACAAGCTGCGATCTCAGATCAGGCTTTGCCTCGCATTCCACCGGTAATGGCACTGGCGCGGTCGAGACTTTAGTCGAATATGCTGGGCCATCAACACGCAAACTCCTAGCCGCCGCTGGCTCTGTGATTTATGACGCCTCTGCTGCCGGTGGCTCCACGTCGATTGCGACGGGTAAATCGAACGCACGGTGGCAAACAACGATGTTTGGCACCGCTGGGGGCAACTTTCTCTACATGGTCAACGGCGAAGACGCGCCGATATACTACAACGGCAGCGCCTTTGTAACGCCAACTCTAAGCGGTGTAACCGCCACGGATATCGTAAGTGTTACATCCCATCAAAGGCGTCTATTTTTTGTTTTTAATGATAGTTTGATATTTGGTTATTTGCCTGTCGTTTCTATTGCAGGGTCGGTTACTACGTTTGACATTGGGGGTCTTTGTAGAAAGGGTGGTTACATTCAGGCTATTGGAACGTGGACCAGAGACGGCGGTGCTGGTCCTGACGATCTATTCGTAGCAATCACCAGCGAAGGCGAGTGCATAATTTATTCCGGCACAGACCCGTCGAGTGCTACAGCTTGGAGTCTGGTTGGTGTATTTAGTATTGGAAAGCCAATTGGCCGAAGATGTCTGGAAAAGTCTGGCTCTGATCTGACGGTTATAACACAAGACGGTGCCATATCCCTGGCGACGTTCCTTCCAATCGACCAAGTGGCTGGATATAGTCAGGCGATGTCCACAAACATTCAGAACGAATTTCTTGCGTCCACAAGAGCCTATTCCACTATCTTCGGGTGGCAATCTATCCATTATCCGCAAGGGTCTTACTCGCTATTTAACATCCCGAAGACCACTTTGCTGGCCGATCAATATGTCATCAATACGCAGACAGGGGCGTGGTGTAAATTCACGGGGCAGAACGCGGCGTGCTGGTCGCTGTTTAACGGTGACCTATACTTTGGCGCACAAAATGGCGGCATTGTGTTCAAAGCTGACTCTGGCTCAAGTGACAACAGTGGCGATATAAACTGGAAGATAAGGCCAGCTTTTTCCTATTACGGATCGCGAGGAAGCCAAAAGCTCTTCAATTTGTGCCGTCCCAATTTCACCACAAATGGGTTACCTTCTTACGCTATTGATCTGAACTTAAACTTCTCAAATGTTAACCCATCGAACATACCTACGACACCAACACTGAATGTCGGTGTTTGGGATGTGTCCAGATGGGATGCCGCCGATTGGTCTGAGGAAGCGGTGACGGCCTCTTGGACTACAGTGTTTGGAATAGGCGAGTGTGCCTCACCAACAATCCGGGGCAGCACTAACTCGATAACATTGTCGTTCACTGCGTATGACATGGTTTGGCAGCAGGGCGGGGCACTTTGAACCAACTGATCTGTGGCCGCGATGAAGAACTCGCGGAATGGGCCGAAGATCACTACCCCGACTGCGCGCCGTTATTGCGACCGTTGACATCGATTGGCGTGGCGTCAGAAGCCGGTGATATTATGGGGGTTGCCATATTCCATAATTATCGTCAGAATGACATCGAAGTCACTTTCATAACCGCGACCCCAAGGTGGGCCACGCAGGGCGTTATACGGGGGATATTAGATTATCCCTTCAAACAACTTGGTGTTAAGCGGATGACGGCTATTACTAATAAATCAAACAAAAAGGCTCGAAAGCTATTAACCGGGCTTGGGTTTGTTCTGGAAGGCGTGCATCCTTTTGCAGCCAAAGACTGCACATCAGCTTGCACTTACGGTTTATATGCCAAAAACGCGGAGAAATGGTTAAATGGGTAAAAAAGCGCCAGCAGCACCGACCCCGCCCGATCCGGTTAAAACGGCAGCGGCTCAGGCTGCTATCAACAAAGAGACGGCCATTACACAATCCACCTTAAACCGCGTGGATGAATACACACCGTATGGCACCTCTAAATGGGCGCAAGCCGGTACTGAGGCTGCTGGTGGTCCTGCCAAACCTAGAACTGATTTTAGCGAAAGAGATTTTGACGCCACTGCTTATTATGAAGCCAACCCCGATGTGAAGGCTTCTGCGGGATACGGTCCCGGACAAACGAGCGGAGCATATAATCATTGGAAAACTTACGGGAAAAACGAAGGTCGCCAAGGTGGGTTTTCGGAGAACCAGTATCGACTAGAAGACCCAAACGACCTGTCTCGCAGATGGTCCCGCATCAATACGCTTGATCCTGACCAGCAAGACATATTAGATAAACAAAATACGGTCACAAAAGAATTAAACCAAGTCGCTGCCGACCAAGTCGGTAGAGTCGGCGACTCTCTGGCTGATCCATTCTCATATGAAGGTATCTCTCCTGCTGGTTCAACCACGGGCGCTACCGCTGCGGCTGGAAGAGTTGCAGATATTAGCAACCAGCCATATGATTATTCTGGACAGAGGGCGGCACCAAGCTCACAAGGCATTACAGATTCGGCTAACATTGCCGCGCAATCTGTTAGCTCTCCATTCGCATTGCAGGGCAGAGCGCCGGGGACCGCTGGCATAACTGGCGCCGCTAACCGCGCAGAGGCCGGGATGGCGCAGCGGTTCAACTATGATGGATTGCCAGCAGGATCGACTGCCGCAGGGTCTCAGGCTGCTGTACAGAGAGCCACTGACGCCTACGGGACGCCACTTAATTATGATGGTGCGCCAGCAGCGCCAGAAGCGAACGCTGCGGCACGTCAGCAGGTTATTGATTCGCTGTACCAACAGCAGACTTCTCGCCTTGATCCTAGATTCGAAGGTGAGTTAATTCAGAAAGAGACGCAACTAGCTAACTCAGGAATAGCGCGCGGCAGCGCCGCATTTTCTGCCTCGATGGACGACTTCTACCGGGGCCGTAACGACGCTTATCAAGGCGCACAAAACGCGGCTATTCAAGCCGGTGGCGCAGAGCAATCAAGGCTTTTTGGCTTAGGGTCGGCGGCTAGGCAAAATGCCATCGCTGAACAGAATTATCTGCGTGCATCGGCAGGGCAAGAGCAAGGCCAGCTTCTTGGGTTTGAGGGGCAATTAGCTGGAGCGCAGGACAGAGCCAGGGGCAGAGGCGCACAAGAACGCCTAGCGACAAGAGAAGTGGGACTTGACGAGTCTGAGAGACTGCAAGCGTTAAGGGGCAGACAATTTAGTGCCGAGGGTCAAGCCAGAGATCGTTCTGTTCAAGAACAATTACTCGAACGCGATAAGACTATGGAAGAACAGGCGCAACTTCAAGGGATGCGCGGTGCGGCATTCAACGCGCAGGGGCAAGAGAGATCGCGTGGTATTGGAGAGCAAGACAGTCTCCGCAACAGAGGTCTAACAGAGCAGCAAGCCAACTATAATATGCAAGCTGGGTTGTTTGGTCTCGATCAAGCGTCAAGGCAGCGCGCAATTGAGGAATCTGCATATCTCCGTAATATGCCACTAAATGAGACTTCGGCCCTAATGTCTGGCAATCAGATTATGAACCCGACGTTTGGCGCCGCTTCGCCAACAGCGATTGCTAACACTGATTATTCTGGGTTGGTTCAGAACAATTACAACGCTCAGGTTAACGCGGCAAACGCGGCAACGGGAGCGAGAAATGCCCAGACGGGCGCTCTGGCTGGAATAGCCAGTGCTGGAATATCGGCGTTCTGATGAATAAAGCTATACAATTTTCTGGGGGTAAGGATAGCATTGTTTGCTTACACCTGTTCAAGGACGAACCTGATATAAAGGTTATATTCACCAATACGGGGAATGCCTTTCCTCATGTTCTGGATTTTGTATCTAAGACCTGTGAGAGCTTTGGTTTGCCTTTGATTGTTGCTGGACCAGAAAAGCCTGTTTCTGATTGGCATAAAGAGGTTGGGTTTCCTGCTGACATTGTTCCCTGGGATTCAACACCTGCTATGTCGGAAGTGTCAGATAACAACTTTGGAAAAACATTGGTTCCCTATACCGACTGTTGCTCTGCAAATATCTGGCAACCGATGAACAGAGCAGTCATGGAGAATGACATCGGATATATTGTCAGGGGATCAAAATCTTGCGACTCGAAGGTCGGTGTTCCAGATGGGTTTGTCGATGAGAATGGAATCTATTACCACTCACCTCTCTGGGATTGGACAGACAAGGATGTCTTTGATTACATATCTGAACACAAGTTATCTATCCCTGACCAATACAAGCGGGAGTATAACGACAGTTTGGATTGCTGGTGCTGCACCGCATATATGAGTAAATCCGGTGCTGCCAGGTTATCTTACACTAAAGAGAAATATCCTGATCTATATGATATAGTCCAACCAAACATATTGGCGGTGAACTCTACCGTTAAGGCGGCTTTAGATTATTACGCGGAGGGCTTTTGATGGCTGGAAGATTCGGTTCTGTAAATTACGGCGGTAGTAAGAGGCGAACCCCGTTGTTGGGTGCTTCTGGTAAGTTGGAGCGTACTAAAATATCCGACAGTTCCTCCAAGACCGTTCTGGGCGGCATAAATCAAGTGTTTCGCGCTTATTTATTACAAAGGGAAAAAGAAGAAGCCAAAGAAAAAGATGCGGCTGACCGGGCCGCTGCCATGAAAATGTTTAAGGATTACACAAAGCCACAAGCAGAGTGGGACGTGGAGAAATATGGCTCGACGCCCAAGACTCTGCGTGATGCAGGGTTTAAGGTCAGTATGTCTGATGCGCTTGGCGACCAGAGCCTTGAAGGTGATGAGCCAGCAGACCAAAACTGGATGACAGGGAAGGAATCTCAGAAGTTTTACGACGAACAAGCTGCAAAAGGACAGAGAGATTTTGACGTAGAAAACCGTTACGGAATAGACGCATTAGAAGACTCTTACGCCCCCGCTACAGGTGAGTTATCAATGATAGATAAACTTATGGGCAAGAAGAAGGGCACTTCTGAAGGTCCAGAAACTATGGACATGCGGTATGCCTTAATGAAAGATGCGGTTTCTGAGGAGGGGAAAAGGAAGGCTAGATTACTTGCTGAGCAAGATGCGCGCGTTAAGTTTGAGCGTGGGATTCAGAAAGAAGGGCGTGGACATGCGAACGCAATGGAGCTTGCGGCTTACAAACGGGAAAAGGGCGGCAGCGACCCTACAAGTAATATGAGAGACTTTAAAGAACTCCAGCGGCTTCAACGTGAATACCCACCAGATGAGAAGGGTAACGAGTCACGAGAAGTTAAAATATTCAGGGATATAATTAGTAGAACCAAACTTATGCACCTTGGAAATGTTATCCGGCCATACGATCCAAGTATAGGTGGGGAGTCACCTGTTGGCACCAAACCTACAGTAGTAGTTCGAGACGGCCAAGTTATTAGAGTGCCTGGCACTCCGCCCGCTTCTTCCTCTAGCACTCCGCCCGCTTCTTCCTCTAGCACTCCTAACACTAACACAAGCGGAGTAACGACTATTGAAATACCCAAGTCGCGCGAAGCCAGGGAGAAGGAAAGTGGCCGCTTAAAACAAACCCGGCGTGCTGGCGCAACTGTTATTCAGGACTTACAGCGAGGTCTTGATATTATCCAAAACGATTGGAGTTCTCTTTCTTCTGCTACGGCGGGAATCGCGAAAAAAATACCACTAACTGATGCAAAGACGTTGGATGGGTATATTCAATCGGCTCTTTCAAATGTTGGTTTAGACACGTTACAGACAATGCGCGAAAACTCTCCGACAGGCGGCGCTCTTGGACAAGTTCCTGTCCAGCAACAAAAACGATTAGAGCAGGTTCTGGGGTCTCTTGATATTGAGCAAAGACCCGAGATTATAGAAGACAACCTCAAACGTATTATCAATATCTATAAAGATATTTCATACGGAACTCCCGACGAAATTATGAATCTTCTGAAACAAGGGGAAATAACTTCTGAAATAGCTGAAGGCGCAAAAGATCGTTATGAGCTATCCTTCGACGACTTTGGCAGAAAGCGAAGGGGGAACGCCAGTCCAGCATTAAATGCGGCGCCAAGCGAAAAAGACATATTATTCACAATGAAGACACATGGAATGACCCGCGAACAGGTTCTACAGAAACTAGGAATAAGGTAATGGGTAAAGACCTATTCGCGCAAAAGCCTAGAGACCTATTTGCGCTTCAAACCCCTGCCCCCGAAGCCCCTACTCCAGATTGGGCTGACGTTCCTGGTTTAGCTGCTCAAAACTTTGGCTCAAGCGCGGCTCAGTTTGGTGGCGACATGGTTGACATGGTTACAAGCCCAGTGGAAACCGGGGAGTCTATATACAATTTGGCTCTTGGTGCGGCGCAGAAAATTATCCCTGACTCATGGACAGACGGTCCTATGGGTAAGGAAAAATATGCAGATGCGATGGCTGACTTCTTTTCCCAGCGTTACGGCGGCGAAGGTGAAATTAAAAGGACTCTATCAACAGACCCGGTTGGGGTTCTTGCTGACTTCTCAGGCTTCCTTACTGGCGGGGGTATGCTGGCCGCTAAAGGCGCTTCGGTAGCAGGGAAGGTCGCCAGGAAGGCTGCTGAAACCGCAGACAAAGCAAGCACCTCTCTTGTTGGTAACACTGCTGCCAAGGCGGGTGATGCAGGGCGCTGGCCCTGGGGAAGCCGCCCAGGTTCAACACTTTCTCCGACCAGTAAACCTAATCCCATTTTGACGGCCCCTGCTATGTCGAATACTGCCGATCTTGCAGGCCAGGGCTTCCGCGCATTAGGTAGCGGTCTTGACGCTACGGCGCGAGGGTCCAGTAGGGTTGCTGATGCAGCGCAGTGGCTAGACCCGCTTTATTCTACCGTTAGGGGCGCTGGCGCTGTTGCTAAGACTAAGCCTATGGCGGCAGCTTTGTCTACGGTTGCTCGCGTTCCTGAATCCCTAGTAGGAGCGATGACCGGGACAGGGGGAGCGCCGATCCGAGAGGCGTTTGATTCCGGGCGTCGTGGGGGTGACTCAGGAGAGGCATTTAGAGGGAACATGCGTGGTGAAATTGATGCTGAACAACTTGCTGTGGATGCCAGGGCGGGGCTGGAACAGATACGATCTGACCGAGGACAGAGTTACAGGTCAGGCATGGTCGATATATCAGCAGATAAGACGGTCTTGGATTTTAGCCAGATTGACAATGCTTTAACAGAGGCCGTTGCTAATAACACATTTAAAGGCATAGCCAAATCTGATGCGACAGAGGCGGCGTTGAAAAAGATTAAAGGGCTTATAGAAGGGTGGAAAGGGCTTGACCCTGCGGAGTTCCATACACCCGACGGTATGGACGCGCTGAAGCAAAGAATCGGGAGCTTAGTTGATTGGAAAAGCAATCCTAAGGCTGAAAATATTGCTGCCCAATCTATGTATGACAAGGTTGGGTCTATGATTAGAGAACAGGCTCCGACATACGATAAAGTTATGGGGGATTACTCTAGGACAACTAAGTTAATATGGGAAATAGAAAAGTCTATATCGCTAGGGAGAAGTGCTACTAGCGATAACGCCATTCGTAAACTTACTAGCGTCATGAGAAATAACGTAAATACAAACTATGGTGCCAGATTAAAGCATGTGGAAAAATTACAAACGGCTTCAGGAAAGCCGTTAATATCATCTATTGCCGGTCAGTCGATGAATTCCTTAGCGCCGCGAGGCTGGGCGGGGTCGGGACTTCAAGCAATGTTACCAGTTGGTGCCGCCTTCGCTACGGGGAATATATGGCCTTTGGCTTCAATTCCTTTTCAATCTCCGAGGGTTGTAGGAGAGGCGGCACACGCCGCGGGGAGGGTGGCGAGGACTGCCAAAATGGCAGATTCCTTACTTAGAAAAACAGGCGCTACACCATCGACTCGCGGCGTTTTGGCAGCAGGATACCAGGCGAACAGAGCGGAAGAGGAAGAGTTGGAGCTAAGGCGGAAAATTGCCATCGAAAAAGCTCGCAGAGCGCAAGGTTTAAAAATGCAGAACGCACTTACTGGTTTTACAGGAGCAAATTAAATGGCACGTAACGGTTCAGGGAGTTACTCAAACCCCTACCCCAATTTCGTCAGTGGCACCGTAATATCTTCGGCTCAGGTCGATGCCAACAA